AAGCAGTAATCAATGAGCTGTTGTCTACTTGCTGGTTTCATTGTTCTCGTATGCTCTTGTTTATTTCTTCTTGCAATTCATTTTTAGTTTGAACTAATTCATTATAATCATTTAATAGACTTTGGTATTTTGCCTCCAATACAACATTGTCACGATATAATGCAGTTACTCGTTCAGAAAATGTTTTCACCAAAACATTAATATCGACTTCAGGATTCATTTCAATATTCACCTCCATCTATAGTGCTAGTCCACACAGGAACATTTGTTCCTGGTTGTGTTGTAAGTATATAGTTAGAAGTTGATATCCCACTGCCAGGGGCTGATGTAGAATTCATCAATCCAGTATTATCAAAGTATACAACACCATTTGTGCTTGTGTCTGCTAGCTGATAGTAGATACCTTTAATGTCAAGATATCCTTTTGTGCCACTAACGTATCCGCGAATACCTGTTGCAGTTGCAACACCAATGGTTGCGTCTGGGACAAATGTAAATCTTTGATTGTAATCTTGGAAACCAAAGAATCCTGTTTTATTTGCGGTTGTTCCTAAACCAACACCATTATCATTGTAAGTAAATGAAATACCTCTATTAGTTTGTGTATCCCATCCAAAAACTACAGTAACTTGAGATGCAGATGAAATACCAGCAGTTGTTACACCAGCAATAGTTACTGATTTTGAGCCAGCATTGTACGAAACAATTGTTCTATTTGCTTCTGTTGCTGGAAGTCCAGCAAGATTTCTTAGAACATCACCTGTATTAATTCCTGTTACAGAATCTAATGTAATTGTAGATACACCAGCAGAAATTGCTCCAATTACAGTTCTTACTGAAGATGGATCTGATAATGCTAAAATAGATTCTTCTACTGTAATTGTGGAAGAATTAATATTAGTTGTTTGTCCATCAACTTGTAAGTTACCTTTAATTACGACTGTTCCATCACTACTCAATCCATCTGGATATGGATCAATATAAAGAACATTTCCTGATCCTGGTCTAGTGCTAATTATATTTGATGTAATTCCAATAGAACCAATTGTGACACCATTTTCAAAAGCACCACCAGCAGTAGAAATGAAGTTACCAGATAATGTTAAATTGCCAGCAATATTTAATGATGCAATTTGATTATTAGCATCAGTTATAATCGCTTTTCCAGCGGTTACAATGCCAGGCTGTTGATCTAAAAGTTCGGCAAAATATCTACCCCCAACTACAACTGGATTTTGCGCTCCATCGCCAATCCAAAGTCTTCCTCCATTATTATTATATGCACCACCAGTTCCGATAGAAACTGCAATTTCACCATATCTTAATGATGGTAAAGATGATATTCCACTACTTCTTTTGAGTAATATCGTTGCTCCTATAGCCATCAGAATTCACCCCCATCGACAAGAATGTTTTGTCCTAAAATCCCAACAGCTTCCCACTTTCCAGTTGATGAATTATATTGAAGAACGTCACCATTTGTTAAATTGGTTACGTCAACATTTAGCAGGGAGTTTATAGTATTAGCTCCTCTTAAATTTGTGGTGACTTTAATCCTGTTTTGATCTGATATCCTGGTATTAAATTCCGTCATGAGGTTGAAACTCCTGCAGTAACTGTTACTGTTCCCTCAACAACTCTAGTTTTTAAACCTGTTGCAGTTTCTGTAAGCAAAACATCATACAAATATCTACCTTCTTTCAAAGATGAAGATGCGGTAGAACCAATAGATACTTTTATTTCACCATAATCAGGATTTGGGATAGTCACCGTCATTGGGTACTTTGTAGTACTTGATGGGTGTTTTTTAATGTGAGACACGCCTGTATAACCATTCAAATCAATAGGAAGATCATTATACTCTTCCAACATGAAAGATGTTGTAAAATCTGTTCCTTGAGGTATGACTAAATTAACAACTCTTACAGACATGCTTACATGCTAATATAATGTTTTAAATATTTATAACTTAGCCACTAATTGAGCTAGCAAAGTTTTCACTTCTGCCAGTTCAGATTTAATAGATTCAATTTCATTTCTTTCTTTAATTTTTTGATCACGCAATGAAATGTAATTATCAAAAGATGATTTATCAGAATTAACAATAGCTTTTGAGAAACTATCTCTTTTTAAAGAGCTATTACCCTCTACGGGTATTAGATCTCTATCATAATCGTTGTTCATGTTATGCTAATGCAATTGCTCTAAATTCTTTGATCTTAGGTACAAAGGCTTGATTAGTGCCAGTCATTACCACCTTAATTGTAAATCCAGTAAATTCTGGTAAATTGTTAACAGTAAATTTATAATCACGATATTCATTATTATTACTTGATGCGATGTTGGTGTCAGGTGTTCCATCACCAAGATTTGTATATCCTGGGAAAAGAACGTATGGTTGATCTACATCAGGGGAATCATTTCTATAAAGTTTGTATAGAACACGAATATCATTACTTTCATCTCTAAATGCTGCAAATCTTACATCAAGAGACGTTGCAGGATTTTCTAAATTAACTCTTTTAGTTACATAAGTAGCTGCACTTGGATCAGTTAAATCTGAATTAACTCTATTATCTCCAACAAAATCAGTAATTGAATTGTCAATTCTGTTTGTTGTTGTAATTACATTAATTCTATCTAAATCGATTACAGGTGATACATTTCTATTTTGAGTGCTTAAAGTCATTTCCATAGTAAATGACTTATTACCAGGGAGAGATGAAAGTTTATCAAGTTCATTAACTTCAGAACAAATAATTCTAGGAGTAGTAAATTGATTTACTGCATTTAAATTAATTGGTTCATAACCATTGTCTTGGAATGAAATTTCAGTTCCATCAACACTAGTAGCACTGACTGTTCTTACTCTTGTTGCAATTTGAGTTGTAGAAGGAATCATAATCTGAACATTAGGAGTAAGAGTTTCAAACTGAATATTTTGAGTTGCTCTTACATTTCTACCACCAGCTTGCTCAGTGTCACTAAATGCAAGAATTGGTAAACCGTTTGAGCCATCTCTAGCAGTTCCCAATCCAGTTGATGTTGTATTGATTTTAACATAATAAGAATCTAATTCAATATCATTCGATACATCAACATCAGCAAAATTATGAGTTGTATTAACTCTTCTCAATGAGACACCAGCAAGTTCATACTTCATAACTGGTGAGTTAACTGTATGTGTTTGAGCAACTGTGTTATCAATGGCTCTAGAAATACCAGTTAAAGTTTGAGGAGATGTTGATGCGTTAGTACCAGTGTAACTGATAACTTCATTGTTAATTAAAATATAACCTGGATTTGTGCTTGAAACCCCAACATTTTCAAAGCTTGTAAATATACCTACGTTGGTTACTGGAAGACCAGTTGTTGTTGTGTTAGTATATTCTTGTGCTAAACGAACAGGAATAATATCAGAAATAGCTCCAGAAATAATTACTTTATTGTTTCTTCCATGCATACCATGATTTCTATGAGAAATCTTCATATACAATCCAGTCTTGTCAGAAGCATTAGTGACTGTTGTAGGAACTGCTGGCAGAGTAGATGCTATACCAACGTTTGGCCCACTACCAACAAGCCAAGCAACTTGATTAACAGTGTCAAAATTGCCCTGAACATTAGTAATTGTAAGTTGATTTAAAGCAGAAACAATTCCAACATTAAATCTTATATTTTCACTAACTGCACCAATTCTAGCTGTTAACACATCTCCAACTGCATATCCTCTACCACCACTGGTTACAGTAATAACACCAATGTTACCACTATTGATTGAAATTGACATTTGAGCACCAGTTCCAACTCCACTGATAGAAGATAGATTTACTCCAGTGTAAGTAAAGTTTCCTGCCGATGGTGTCAGTCCACTACCAACATTATTGACTTGTAATGCTTGCGTATTATTAATTGCAATTGCACCAGTGGCAGACTTTAATTTACCTGTGGTGTTTGTATTATTAAGTTGAGTAATTGTAACTCCAGGTGTTAAGAAAGTGCTTGGGACAGTTGATCCAAGACCTACAACAACTTCTTTAGAAATTGTTTGAACTGGCTGAGGTCTTAGAATTGGAACTTGACGATTACCAATTCCAAGTTTGGGGTTGTATAGTTTAAAGATTCCAGGATCAGTTACAAACTGTGCCTTATAAAGAACAAACTTAAGATCCTCTAGCTGACTTGCATCCCACGTAGAGCCATTTTGTGACTTAAATAGTGATCCTAAGTATGGTTGTTGAGAAACAATTACTCTTTGATTTTCAGAAAGATTTGTTGTAGTGATATCAACTTCACCCATTCTTGAAATCCAAACAGTATAGTTGTTTGAATCGGAAAGGAGAACAATCGCATATTCTCTACCATTGCCTTCAAGATAAACAGGAGATGGGAAAGTAAATTTAGTAGGAACAGTTCCGTCTGTAGATGTTGTAACTTGAGTTGATTCTAATGTTACTTGGCTAAACGCAATAATAGTTGAGGTTGGTTGACCAGTTTGCGTAGTTCTAATTTGACACGTTACTGGAATATTATCATCTTTAGTTGCAAAATAAACATCCAATGATGTCATGAATACACCACCATCATCTGTAACCAAGAATGTTTCAGCTAAAGGATCATACCAGTTTTGGTTTGTAACTGTTCTGGTTTGAGCAGATGTTGATCTTGATAAAGTAGATACTGTTTCAGAAACAGTTGTAGTATCTGAAACTTGCGTTCTTTGAATGTCTGCATTTCTTGTTGAAATGACAGTTTCCTGGGTGGTATTCAATTCACCAGACGAAGTGAATACAACTTCTGCTTGGCTATTGTATGATCCTGGAATTGGATTGTTAGTCTCATTCGCAGTCAGTAATAAAGTTTTTCTTCCCGTTTCAAATTCGGGTTCTGTTGGACTTGCTGGATCTGGAATAAACAGTGATGCAATTAGAGTTCCGTTTCTATCAGAGATTAATCTTAAATCTCTTACAGAAGCTTGTGCTCCGCTAGTTTGACCAATAAGAACCATTCTTGGTACAATTTGACCGTAGAAATTACTTTCTGATTGAGCACCCAAGCTGAAAGTATCAATATTTAAAATAGTGGAAGTTGCAGAATAATCTGCAGCTAAAGTTAAAGTATCTTCGTATGGATTAACATCAAATACTTGAGTTGGGCTATCATAAGGACCATACTTATGATTTGATTTTGCAACTCTAAATCTAATTAAAGTATTTTGTGTATTTCTAACGGTTGATCCTGGAACATAACCAACAACAGTTTCACCAACTCTAAATGTTCCACTTGTCATTGTTATTTCTAACAATTTAGGAACACAATAAGAAGTCATTGGAACATTGTCAAAGAATGCATAGAACTGTGTTCTAGGTCTCATTCTTCTTGCAACAAATTCAATGTTTCTAGATCTTAAGAATGGTATAATATCTCTGCTTACAACAGAAGATCCTAAAGATCTACGATCAACTCTAGGAGAGACTTGGAATTGAACACCTTGTCTAGTTAATCTAGTATCTGTTCTTGTAGTAATTAAATTAGTATTAACAGTAGTGTCAACTAATGTTTGTGTTCTTCTTTGCTCTAAGAAGGGCCAGTTACCTCTTCTAGCACCAGTATTAACCCAACCACTATCACCAGTTTGCTCAGTGTTTGTTTCTGATCTTACAACCTCGTTTCCAACTACAGTTTGACCCGACCATACTTCCTGCCAAGAACCCCAATCAACGGGAGAAATGCCTGTGTTAGGATCTGCTTGCAAAGCCCCTAATAACGCATTATAGCTACCCTCTTCATCAACATTCCTTGCGGATAATCTATTTTCAGCAATCCAGGTATCAGATGCAGGAGCAAGTTCAATATTACCAATCCAAGTTGAAACTGCAAATGGATTGATGTTTTCTGTTCTAGTTGCAAATCTTTGCTGAGCAGCAACAGTTTCGGTATAGTTAAGAGTAATTAAAGAACCAGTTCTCTTAATATTTGGTGATTGTAAGTCTGTAACAAATCTAGAGTCTACATTTTGATTTGCCGTGGAACCAATTCCAACAAGAGATTGAGATCCAATTAATAAATCTAAAGATGTTGTATAGTGAGCTGGTCTTAACTCACCATTTAAAGAATCAATACTAGAATTGCCACTTAATAAGTGTCCAACGTGACTCTTAAAATTATCTACAAAGAAACCAGATTTAAATCTATCTAATCCAGTAGCTGAATCTTTAATGCTTAAATTGAAAGTTTCACTTTCTAATAATGATAGTGATGTATAGGTTTCTACATTTGATAATCTATTTTCAAGTTTAGTAATATCCGCCATTGTGTAACGCTTATGGCGAATAGGTGTTACAGAAATATCTTGCTTAACGTTATAAACATAGGGTCTTAATCTGATAGTAGCAATATCTAAAGAAGATGATAAATCAATTGGTGCAACTGGATTTAAAGATGGCTCACCTTTTCTTAGTTCAAAGAATCCCTCTTTTGTTAATAGTAACTTATCAATTCTTGGTAAGTAATAAGAATAACCAAATACTATTTGACTATCAGGATAAATTGGACTATTAGAATAAGTTCCAGAGGAGGCAAAATTTCTCTTGTTAAATTCAAAAGGAGATAATGTGTCTGTTGCTGGATCATAATTTACAACTCTAGGTCTGATATCAATTGCATCAGTGGATCTTAAAGATTGTAAAGATGGAATATCTCTAGTGTATAAATCAGATGAATAGCTAGAGAATGAAACAAAATCACCATTATCGCCCGCAGGTATGCTATAATGATCAAATACTACAGTAATAGATTTTGTTGGTGTTTGTGCAGATGGCTTTCTAATAATTTTACCATAATCTAAAAATTCAAGTCTTTGACCATTATCTAAAGTAAAGTTTTCGGTAATATTATTGTCACCATCGGTTACGTTTGAGATCGTAGCTGTAATACCAGATCTTTTTAATGTTACAGATTCATCAATTCTAAAAGATTTTTCAGTGATATAAACAAAGTTGATAGTTGATGCTGTAGTAGAAACAACTCTAGCTGCTGCCTTACTTTCATCACCAATAATTACATCACCAACAATTGCATTTAATAAGGAACCTGAAATTTCTACTAAAGTTAAAGATGGTAAAGTAGGAGTTGATGTATCATCTGATTCAAAAATAGCATGAACACGTAAAACATCAGGAACGTTGAGTGAAATTTCTGGATCTTGAACTCTAGTTCCATAAATTGCATTAAAAGTTAATCCATCATTTAATGATGAAGTTCCAAGACCAGATGCAGAATTTGATGATCTGCTAATTATAATAGTAGAACAACGATTTAAGATTTTTTGTTTTGATGAAGCGTTAATCTTAGATAAAGTAGCAACTAACTTGGCACTAGAATCTGTAGCTACAGATAATTGATTTAATGTAATAGTTTTGTTACCGTTTGAAAATATTACTTGTCCACTTCTCAGAGGCTCTACTGCTCCTGTAGAATAGGTTAATACATAATCTTCAACATCAAATTCTGAAAAGAATAGATTTACATCAGATTCAGTGGTGGATGCTTGACTTCCAGAAACAGATAAAGTATATGTCTTTTTAACCTTAAGTTCTGACGTTACAAGGTTTAAATTACTAATATCAGTATTTGGTAGTGGTGTAACTAAAGTTGATTTTGAACCATTGATTAAAGATGGTTTAATAATTACCAAATCATTTGCTGTAATTGTTGAACCTGGAAGAGTTCCATCACAAACATTGGTAACACTTGTAATTCCAGCAACAGTAAATGAATTTGCTGCTGGGCTAACTGCAGTAACTCTATTAAATGTTGGATATGTATTGCCTGTTTTTGTATATCTGATAATATCGCCAGTTTTAATTCCAACTGAAACTGCAGATGTTACTCCAATTGTAACTGCACCTGCACTAGTAATTGTAAATTGAGTTCCTTGACGTGAAATCGATTGAACGTTATTTAATTCTAAATCTGCAGTGAATGTATTAATTCCAACTCTAGAAAATACTGATTTTACATCACTAAAATCATAATCACGAACAGATACTACAGTTGGAGCAGAAGTAATGCCGTTTACTGATATAGTTTCACCTTGAATAAACGAACCATTACTGCAATATAAAGTTAAGTTTGGAGATGCTGATACTGAAGACTGTAAATAACCAGTTGCTCCACTACTATTGCCTTTAACAAAAGCAGGAGTGTTTAACGTAATTGTAGTTGAAATTGATACTTTTGTGTACGTTTGTATATCATATAAGAATAATTCAAATTTTGTGGTATCATTTGCATATCTGGAATCTTGAGATTTAAAATCATAAATTCTAGCAACACCAATTTCGTTACCACCAATTAAAAGACCATTTGCACCTACTCTGGCATCAACAAGTGATAATGTTGTAGTAGTTCCAAAACCGACAACTGGAGAACCTGTTACGTTATTAATGACAACCTTATTAGTGCTATTAAAAGTGAGAGAATATGTATCTACGCTATTAGAAGTTCTTGGCTTCTCTATATCAATAAAAGATGGCGAAATTTTCCCAATTTCATATCCTCTTACATAAGCTTTACCAGGAGACACCTGTAAAAGTGCTAAAGCTTCTGATGGAGAATTTCCTTCGGAAGTTTTTTGATTCTCAGTATAAATGCCACCGTTACCTTCATAATCATTTAGACTTTCTTTTGCAAAAATTTCAAAAGGATCTACAATATAATTACCAGATTCATCAAAAGTTCTTCTTGCCAATTCATCTCTGATTGTTGAACTTACGGTTTCCTGTGCAAATTGTTGAAGAACGCCATCAACAATACGCATAAGTTCAATGAAATTTTCATCATTAAAATCATCTAATGATTTTTTAACTAATGTTGTTGAAATTTTAAATCTGTCTGCACCTGGAGCGGAGTAGTTAGAATATCCCTGAGCATTATCATATAATGATTCATCATCAAATGCAGTTACAAGCTCTTCATTAATTAGCAAACCAATTCTGTAACTTGGAGTATTGCCATATTGATCTAATACAATAGATTCACTTAATACTTTAACAAAATGACCTCTAATAAAATAGATACCTTCAGATATTGAAGCAGAAGAAGCTACTAAAGTTGCATTTTGATCAATACATGTAGCAAAAGCATTTCCAGCTTCAATAGTTAAAGTTCCAGTGTCAACAGCAGTTTCGGTGAGCAGTTGTTCACCATCAACAAATTTAGATCCTGTAAAATCTGAACTATTTGATTTTACATAGCGAACGTATAAAGTATTAATATTTCTATCAGATTCTGAATCTGTAATTGCATTAATTACGGTAGCAGTTACACCTGAAGTTGCCCCAACAATTGTATTACCAATCAACAGTTTAACATATTCCCTTAAATTAGCACCAAAAAATGAAGAATTTAACTGAACGCATTCATATTGATTGTCATATGAAGTTTGTCCAGGGATTACTTTTGCCCCTTCTTTGAAAAAATGCTTTCCAAAACTTTCAATTTGATTCTGAAGAATGGATTGTAAAGTTGTTAATTCCCTGGACTGAATTGCTGTTCCAGGTTTAAACAAAACACGCTTAAAATTTTTATCCTCATTAAAATCGTCAAAATATGGAGCTGTGTTGAGGTTGGTATTTTGTGGCATCTTCTTAGAATTCTAATACAATTTTAATGTCTTCTTTTTGGGTAGAAGATCTTGGAATAGCTGCTCTGTTATCTATATAGATCACTTCTCCAGAGTATTTTTCAACTTCTGGTGGAGCGACACCATCAATAAATCTCAATCCAAGAGGAACCAATCTAGTATTTGCACCAGAACCAACTGTAGTTGCTGTTCCTGGATTTGCAGAGCTACCGAAACTAGTATCAATACCTAAATTGGATCCTACACTAGCACCACTTACAATATAAGTTCCACCATAACCAATGGCGCTTGTAAAATCTGGTGTTCTAAAACCATATGCTGATAAACCTAATCCAACTGGTTGGTAATACTTAAGAACACCAGTAGAGTTATCCCAAGACGCTACAAGACCAGCAGCTGTGGAACCAATACCTGTAACTTGACTAATAACTGAATCAACTGAATATGTGGTGTCACTAATATTTCCACCAGTTAAGCTCTTTAGTTTTAATCCACCAATCGCACTAACTTCTGATGTAGTTAGAAGTTGTGTTTTGCTTCCATACACTGTTGGATTTTTAACAACACCAACTCTAGCAAAATCATTACCAACAATAAAGTCTGGGTTTGTTGATGTTGTTTCAAAACGAGAATAAACTAATACTCGATAAGCTCCCAGCTCTTTATAAACATCATATCCATGACCTCCTGTTGGCGGAATAACAACTTCAAAAGCTGCAACCGAAGTTGTTCCAGTTCCAACAGCACTTAATCCTGAAATGGATCCTCCAATCTCAGATCCAGGTGCTCCAGGATAAAATTCAATTCTACCTCTAGTATATCCCGTTCCACCATTAGTTACTTCTACATTAGATACTTTTCCAGAGTTATCAACTGTAACAGTTACCTTTGCTCCAGTGCCATCACCTAAAATAGGTACATTTTTAAATGATGTTCCGATAGGTTGATATCCTGCACCAGCATTACTGATGATTACAGTTTTAATTTCTCCGTCTATTGCGTTACTTTTAATTTCTGCAGTTGTACCTGATCCCCAATCTGATGGAACTGGAATATAATCAATTGAATCAAATTTTACAATATCACTTGGAGAAATAGTGTACATATATTTCCAAATATAACCATCTCCACTAGTTCCAGCAGCTCTTGGTTCCAAATCTGTAAAATCAGGTTCATCAATTGATGGTTTTCCTGAAGGAAAATCAGGAGAAGAACCATTGTTCAAACATACATAAACTTTAAAATTGCTATTGACAATATAATAGTTTGCATCATATAATGAAGTAGCATTCGTAACTGGTGCTGGATTTGAATAATTATAATTATTTCTATACATGTCATAGGTTGTGCCAGCAACCCATTCTACCTTTCTAACCATTCTTCTCAAATCTGAAGAAGTAATCCTCTTCATAGCAATCATAGTATCATAATAATCATTTTGTTCCCTAAACATATCTTTAGGATTTGGAACATTTGTATTCCAATCAGTAGTGCCAGATCCAGTTGTTGTATCTGTTGAATTTGGCAATCCTATAAAAGTATAGTAGACATTAGTAGTTGTACCAATGCCCGTAAAACTTTTTACAAAAGTATCAGCATTCAATATTCTAAATTGATCAGTAATAATAGCTGCCATATTTTTATAGTTTTTTAGTTATTTATCTCGTTATGTAAACTCTTCTTTTAAAGCGTTTATTCTTGTAATAACTGGAGCGGTTGATACTCCTGTTACTCCGCGACTTAAGTTTACTTTAAATTCTTCTGGATTAGTTCTAGTATTAAAGTTGTATAGTTTACCCCAAGAATATTCGGCACAATTTGCAAAAGATGTAGAACCTATTCCTGAAATTGATTGAACATTTGAAAATACAGTGACAATGCCAGAAACACCATCATTAATAATACCATCTGCACGATAAACATTATCTACAAAGGTAGATCCAATACCTAAAGTAGCTCCATTGTCTAATGAAGTAACTCCATTTCCAACACATGAATTTTTAATAATGAAGTAATCGCCAGTTGATATTCCACTTCTAGCAATAAATCCATATTTGGTAACATTTAATCTATCGTCACAATCAAAATTAAATTTGAGCATTGGCGATGTTGTGCTTACACCTGTAGCACTAGTTCCAATTCCAGTAATAACACCAAAATCACCAACAGCATCTACATTAGAAACAATTTCATATTTTGCAGATGGTGGTGAAATTAAAACCTGAACAGGAGCTGATGGGTTATAACCAAATCCACCATCAACAATTGTTAAAGCTGAAATTGTTCCAGCAGCAGAAACAGTCGAGGTAAATTGTGCCCTATTTTTTTCTGGAGCAGAATATGCATAACTTGCTCCAGTTCCAACACCAATAATTCCAGATGGATAAGAAATAATTTTATTAATATTTGTAGTAATCGCAGCAAGACGCTTATTCCAGTTTATTCCATCGATTGAATTTAATACTAATCCATTTTCTCCTGTTATGACATAAACACCATCAGTGTGAATTATTGAATATAGTTCAACACTTGTGTTAGAAGTTGCAGTAAACCAAATATCTGCATTATAAGAATAAATGATAGTTCCATTCATACCAACAGCAATATACTTATCATTTACATAAGAAACTGCCATTAAGTTTTGTGTTGTAACTGAAGCTGAAGATGGAACTTCATTCCAAGTATAACCGTCAACTGTGGTGACTATTCTACCACCATTACCAACAGCAACAAATCCATTATTTGCATATGTAATTGAGTTTAATGTATTTGTAATTGGAGTACTTCTAACAACCCAAGCAGTACCGATACCACTAGAACCATATGCAGAAACAATAGATGTGCCACCAGTTCCTACGGCAATAAAGACATCATTACCATATGCGACATCCTTTAAATCTCTAGTAAACGATGGAACCAAAATATACGAGAAATTAATACCATTATAAGTTCTACTATAAAATACTGGAGAATCAAACCAAGACCCTTGAGATCCTAATGAAGAAACTACTGCTTCTGCATTATCACCGACGATAGCAAATTTATCACTACCAAAACCAATTGCGGTAAAATTAGATGGCTCTTCATTATATGTTGACCATGAAATTAAGTTTGTTGATGTTGAGATATATCCAGCATCACTAACTGCCACAAATAATCCTTTTCCATACGCCAGATCTTTATATGAAAGTCCTGTGGATGTTATAATACCAACTGTCCAAGTTTTTCCTATTTCTCTTATTTGCGGAATTGTTGATGCCACACTAACAAGAGGAGCTGCAGAAGTTGTATAACCATATCCAGCAAATGTCAAGGCTACATTTTCAACAGTGCTTGCAGCAGATACAGTTGCAGATCCAGTTGCCGCAGCAACATCTACCTCATCGACAATTAAAATCTCATTATCTTCTTGTAAATAATTGTCTAATTGTCTGAAGAATGGGAATGCATTTTCAATATAAATTGTTGAATCACTTGCAAGGATGTTTTTAATAATTCTAGAAGTTGGTTTAATTCTAGAAACATAATTTGTTCTAGCTTTAGACACAACTTCATTATTAATAACTAAATCAGATGTTTGTTTAGTCCAATCAATAATTCTTCTAATTTCGGGTGATGTTGAGATACCAATATCAAAATAATTATTAGTTTGAACCTGATCTCTCTTAGTAATTTCCTCAACAATTCTATTAAATTGATCTGGATATGGAAGGTTTTTATTTAACTTAATAAAATCTCCAACTTTAATAGTTTCACTGATGTCTACATCAATTACATCTGCATCAGAACCTTTATAGAATAATATCTGGAATTTGCTTCCTGATGGAGGAGCTTCTGTAAATGTAATTTGTGTTCCACCAGTAAAGATGTAATCTCTTCCAGGCTGTTGAAGAATATCATTAATGAAGATTAAAAGATTGTTAGCTACATCAATTCCAGAGCCAGCACCAGCATCAATACTATATGGGTTTGCAGTAATTACAGTTTTAGTTAATCGGAAGGTTTTTCTTACTCCATTAAAAGATTGTGAAATATCATCAAGTCTGTCTAATAATCCAAAACTCCATCCAGAAAATTCGTTTGTAATAACATCAGATACTCTAAGGGTAAATGCACTGGTTCCAATTCCAGTTACTACTGGAACACCAGTAATTGTTAGAACATCATTTGGTTTGTAGCCATAACCTCTATTAATGATATCAAATAGTATTACACTTCTTCCTACACCAACCTGCACATTAACTTTAGCGCCACTTCCAGAACCTCCAACGAGATTTAAATTTGCATATGCTGTAGGAACACCCACAGTTATAATTGGAGGGCTTGCTTGACTATACCCAGAACCACCATTAGCAATGGTTAACCCACTAATAACACCATTTGTAACTGTGGCAGTAATAGATCCACCACTTCCACCAACAGTGCTTGCGATACTAACAACTGGAGCACTTCTATATCCAGAACCTGAAGTAGTAATTGCAACAGATTGAATTGTTCCACCAGCTGATACTGAACAAACTGCAAAAGCTTGCTCTAATGGTTGATAACCAGATCCAAAACCAGCTACAACTCTATCAATAACTCCACCTCTAGGAATAGATTCAACATCAGTTCCAGTAAATGTAATCGATGCCCCAATACCAGGAGAAACTCTTTGAGCTATTGTGTAATCAATTGTTGGTTGTTGATTGATATTATTAATAAGAACTATTCCATAATTTGAATTTCCACCAGTAATAATACCAGTTACATCTTGATTATTTTGTTGTAATGTGAATACTTTCTTAGAACCATTAAAATCGTTAGAAATATCATCAAAAATAAAGTTTTCTTTATAGTTGAGTCTATAGAATATTCTACCTGTAAACGAAGAATTTGTAGAAATGCCAGGTTGTAAAGTGCTAACACCGACTGGTCCGTATGGTGGAGCAACAAAGTAAATAGTGCCATCATTGATGCTATAATCACCACCTAATACAGTTACAGCAGCCCCTACAGTATGTGTTGTCTGTGGAGTACCAAAAACACCTCTAGAAACTGTAACAACGTTTGTAGAACCAAATCCAACTACACTGGCTTGTAGTATTTCAGAATCAACTTGAAGTAAAGTATTTGTTGCGATTGAAGTAATACCAGTTAATGTGATCGTTGTTGCTGCAGCGCCAATGTTACTAGCTAATGCGGTTGAGACTTTCTTTCTATACAAAGGACTCTGAATTATATTATCAATTGTAATCACTGCACGAGTATTGGCTACGTTAAAGTTAGTTGCTAATCTATGTGTTTGACCAGCACCAACCGTAGAACCTACACCAGAGAAAGCTGCAAAAGTGAAGAAAATATTATTGGTTGTGGCATCTGTCTTAATTCCAGAAAGCTTAATAATATTTGAATTTACCTTATAGGCAAATACTGTAGTTGGAAGTTTTGTTGTAGTGACACCAGTAACTGTTCTATTTGTAGATGCAATTGAGATGAAAGATCCTCCTGGACCTGGGTTATATACTAATTCTTCTCCTGTGCTAAAATCGTGCCCTGGAATAAACAAGGTGCTACTACCAGCTGAAACTACAGATAAGTTAGTAGAATCAAAAGTTTTCTTAAGTAATGCATTTCCTTGGCTTGTTAGGGAGAATGATGTTACTCCAACAGTAGTTCCAAAACTACCAATACCAGTAAATTGAGAACTAATATCATCAATTTTTAAAACTTTATTGGTATTACAAATAGAGTAATCAGTAAGTTTATTGTTTGCAAAATTTACAAATTTAGAGACTCCAAGAAAAGTTGCTTCTTCTGTGCCAAAATCAAATCCAAATCTTGTGTACATTGATGCAACGTTATCAATGGCAACAATAGTAGTAATTTCAGAAGATCCAATGGATACTTTTAAGTTATCACTTCTGGCAATTCCCGCCAAAGATTTGCTATTCAATACTAAATCACTAAAGTTTTTAAATCCAACTGAATGCACTAAACTATTAACTGGCTCTTCCCAAGTTGATTTTGGAACTGTACTCTTAATTGAATATGAGAAGTTTTGATAATAATCACTATCTTGAATTTTTTGTAATGAATTATTTAAAATACCAGAATCACTTAGCCATGTTGAAGCGGCATTTAAAGTAATTGTAGAGTTTGTGCTATAATTAGAATCATTTGTAATGATTTCTTCAATTTCTCCAACAGAACCAGATACAGCACCAGAAACAATGTCACCCAATGAAGGATTAATGCCTCTACCTGAAATTTTTAAAATTCTTCTAGTTCTATCCCAGCCATTTAATCCAATTTTAGAAGAACTTTGATTAACTAGTACTTTTTCTTCACTATAAAAATCTGTAGGTTCTACAATTGCATCAAATATTGCTAAATCTGAAGTCTTAATAACTCTACCAGCACTATTAGTAACATCAAATGTTCCAGCAGTTGTACCAATTCCAGCAATTGAATAAGTAATACTTTCAGAGCCTAAAGTAGTAACTCTTTGAGTAACAGTAAAGTTTCTGTAACCATAATCTTCCGAATTATATCCACTACCAATAGTTCCTGTGCTACCAAGACCTACAATACCTTCAACAAACACATTATCACCAATTTGGAATGGGAATGATGTAAAACCATTTGTAGGGGCTTTTAAAAGAAGAGTTACATCAGTTCCACTACTATAACCATCTATTACAGCAACGCCATTGCTATTAAAAATAGGAATAATTTCAGGTCCAATTTCTGTTAGTCCTCCAGAATTATTTAAAATAGTCACAGACGTTACTGAATTGCCAGTAACCTTTGATTCTAAAATAATGGTATCATTTCCAATAACTTTCAGTTTGGGTGGAGTAGTATAATTTCTTCCACCACTTAAAACTTGTACTGAAGCTAATCTGTTATTATTTTTAATTCTTAATACAATAGGTGTATCTGCCTTTGGAGAAATAGTTTTGTCAGTAGGATAATCATACCCAGGAAGCGACAAGCTAATAGTTTTAATTTTACCAATTGTGTCAGAATATGCTCTAACTAACCCACCTGTACCAGAATCTGTGGTAATTGTGCTAATTCCAGGAATAAATTTGTAACCAACTCCAGCAAAATTAACCTTAACATCAGATATACCGCCAGTTGCTGTTGCTGATGTTGTTACATATGAAGTCGTAGTAACGCCGCTTGGAGTATATGAATTTGCTTCTGGCAATTCATTCAAATTAAAGAAAATAGTGCTGTTTCCAACCGAAACAATGTCAAATGCTCCTTTATACGCACTATTACGAATTGTAATTTTTCCTGCGTTTGGATTATCTTTGTCTACAGTTAATCCTAAGGCATTATTATTGATACTAGATATTCCAACAGGAATTGCACGATAATAAATTGTGTCTGGAATAGTATCATCAATAATTAAAGTAACTTTTGTATTTGCAGATCCATCACCAGGAGAACCAGCTCTAATTACATTTTGTTCATAATTTGGATTAGTAAAATCTTCACTGTCGTAGAATACAACTTTTAAATTTTGTAAAGATGCATCAGAAATTGCAAACCCAACTGTGCTATTTCTAATAAAGTTTAACTTTGGATTGATTGGTGATAAAGTTTGTGTTGCAGAACCAGAAGAATTAAGTGGTAATTCAATATAATTTGTTCTTGTGGCATTATGATACGATTCTGCTAATTTGATATTATTATCATCTAATTTAATTACAAAATATTCTCTTTGATTTACTAAAGAGGTAATAGGAGTAGATGCTTCGTAGATAACTTTATCACCTGTATTTAATTTGTGCGCTGGTATATTAATATATGATAATGTTGATCCAACACCAACCTGAGTAGAACCAAAACTTACAGGATTTACAACTAATTTTGCGTTAGTATCATTGTACTTTAAAATTACCGATTCAGACTTATTAGCAACAAGATCTAGTTCTATTTGATCATTAATTTGCAATCCATGATTTACATTTGTAATGATCTGGGCTCTATTTCTAGTAATACTTCCAATTAAATCATTTTTTAAAGCAGTGAACCCATGTACATTACCTCTGAAAGTTGAAATTCCAGTAAAATATAATCTAGTTGATGTACTACCTATTCCTGCTAACGTGGTTACAATACCAATGTTATCATTATCAACTTTAACTGCATAAACAATTTGATTATTTTGTAATGTAATTGTTGGTGTTAAAGATGAATTTGATGAGCATGTTAAGCCAGCACCAGCAATAAAGGTGTACTTTAATTTTTGTCCATTCTCATACCCGTGCCCAGGTAAGAATATGTTTCTTGCATCAATATTGTATAGTTTTCTAAGTCTAACGATGCCAGTGGTAGCAACACCGACCACAGATGTGCTATTATGATTAAGTAAAATTGATGTAGATGATGCGGATACAACTGCAGCTTCAGTAATGCTTAAGGATCCACCAGATACTTGAACATAATCTCCAACTTTAAAAGGATTTGCTGCAAAATTGATACGTGTGTAAGAACCTTGTCCAGTTTGAACACCAACATAAATTGCAGATATACCATATCCAACTAATGTTCTTGTGGTTGTAGTTCCAACACCAACTGATGTTTGTGGATCAAAATATTCGGTTTTATTTTCTCTTAAAGGAGCATTTGTAGTAAAACCAGATACATTATATGTGAAATAACGTTGATCTAAAGAAACTTCTCTACCAGTTGTGTGTGCAGTGCCTAAAGTTGAATTATACTGCCTTAATACTTTATAAGCACCAGTGTTTCTATTTGCATCTAGAATTAAAAATCTTTCACTATTGATGCCAATAATGTCATTAATTTTAATTCTACCAGTAAATGATTTTTCCAGTAATGAAACATCTGTTGTCATGCCAGTAACGCCAGTAGTTCCAATACCAACTTCTAAAATAGTGGTAATTGAAGAAACTCCAACTCTGTATGTTCCCTCAAAAGATTTAAATGCATAAGTACTGATACCAGAAACGTTAACTACATCTCCATCTGATAATTTGTGAGGAATTGATGTAATACCAGTTACCAAATCATTATTGTAAATAAATTCAACTCCACTAAAAGTAGTAGATGCATAGCTAACTGAATTAATGGTTTTTCCTAAAATTTCAGAAACTTCTGCGTCAGCTCCTCTACCAAAACTATCAGTATTGTTGAATACAATATTATCTCCAACTCTATATCCATCTCCAGAGAGTAATACACGTACAGATGAAATTCCAGCAGCATATACTGCAACTACTTCTGATTTTTCTCTTTCAGATTTAACTTGAGGGGCTGCAAAATAATTTGTTTCTGGAGTTGTTAATTTATAAGGAGTTGTATTTCTTAAAATATCTGTCTCTAAGATCTCCAAATAATTCTGTAATTTTGAAAAATCATAGTTAAATTTATCAACATCGCTTCTAAAATTATTTAAAATATATGGGAAGTTATTACGTGTTGCAAAATATGCATATGTTCCAGTTGGAAATTCTGGTGTAATGCAATATCTTCCATTATACTCATCCAAATCGCCATCACCACTATATTCATAATCTTCAACAAAAAATCCTGCTGGGAAGTTTGGTCTATTTGACTTTGAAACTAAGATATAGCTAGATTCTATTTCTGTTAAATTGGAAATAGATTTTGGATTTTTAGACCCATAAGGACCATAAATTGGGTTACCATCATATGCCCATCCGATAATTGGTGAATGTGTAGTATTAATACCAACTTCTACCAAAGAGGAATTGATATTGTCATTTAATAAGTATCTTAATGATCTTGGAGCAGTAACAGATACAGCTTGATTAAAGTTATTGTTTTTATTAAATGGCTCAACAATAATTAAATCATCTGTATTATTTGGATTTGTTAATTGAGCTTCATGCTTTTTGTAAGTATTAACTGTCCATCTTTGAATATTGGGCGATAAAATGCAACCACTGCCACTAGTGACTACAGTTAGTTCAGTGTTGTTTGAATTATATCCAGAACCAGAATCTATAACATCAACAGAAACTAAAACACCATTTTCAATTCTTGGGAAAAGTTTAGCGTATTTGCCATCTCCACTAATTGTAATTGATGGTGTGGAGACATATCCAGAACCACCATTTAATACATAAACTTCATCAATACCGCCATTATTAATGATTGGTGCAATTACTGCACCAGAACCACTGGAAGCCGTGCAAGTTGGTTTTCTATCGAAGTTTAAAATATCTTCAGAACCATAAGAAATACCACCTTCAGATACAAAAATGCCATCAACAAAACCAGTTACAACAGGAACTGCAGTAGCTTGTGTCGTATTAATATTTGAAGATTGAGTTGTTGAAATACCGCTAACATTAGAATTATTTGGAAGACCTGCTACATAAATTGTAATATCGGGGTATTTAAAAGTATGAGTTCCTGAGCCAAAGTTATCAAGTCTTACATAATTATTTGTTTTATAATTTTCTGAAGTAAACGTAGTTCCAATGCCAGCAGAAGCTAATCTAAACTTGTCAGAATCAATTTTTATAGCTTGGTATTGAATTGCCGAAGATAAGCCAGAAATATTAACGGATGAGCTAAAATATTCAATTACATCACCAGATTCAAATCCGTGATTTTTTGCAAAAATATAATTATCTAAGGTATTAATTCCAACGATAGCGGTTTTAATATCTTTGTAGTCTTGTGGTGGATATTGTTGTGAAGGAATTAATACTTTTTTATTTCTATAATTACTGCCAGGATTAGTAACAACAATTTTATCAATTACATTTCTCACAGTGCTGGATACTAGTTGATGACTTCCAGATCCTACACGAGTTAAATTGATAGTGTTAATTCCTGCTAAAGCATCTGATTTTCTTGTTGTGAGTGAAAGATCTGTCTCTGTTTTGACAATTACATAATATTTTGAATTATTAATTAAAAATTCTGTTGTATTATTATTGCCTGTAGTACCAATTCCAATAGCAGTATTGCCTAATGTTTTATAAACAACTTCTTCACCATTAGAAAATTTGTGATATGTACCAAAACCAATAATATCCGTGCTAGTATTGACTCCTGCGATTGAATTAAATTTGATTGAATTTAATACAGATCTCAGTCTAGCCTCAGCAGTTGCTCCAGAACCATTTCCACCTAAAATTGTAACAACTGGTGCTGTTTTATAATCATATCCTGGATTTGTAACAATTACATTAGTTAATGAACCAGAAACATGGGCAACACCAGTAGCTCCAAAACCTACAGAATCTGATATTAGTAATTGCGGTGGATTGATAACATCATAATTTCTTCCCGAATTTAAAACATCAACTGATTCAATTTGACCATAATACGCAGTATCTGAAAATTTGTTGGATATAATTTCTACACCATTAACCAAAATACCAATAGGACCTGTTTTTACTACTTCTTCAGGATTTTTATTCTTGGGTGTTATAGGTATCCTTTTTAAAATATTTTGATTGCCTAAAAGTTTTTTGCTTTGAGATGCCTCACAAATAGTGTAACCATTAACTCCATTTCCATTAATTAATTGAATATAATCATTAATGAAAATTCTCGACTGGCTAAAAGCTAATTTTATATTATTATTATCTATTTTTTTAACAAAAAATATACCAGTATTGATTCCTGATATTGAGTTACCGTTTGAATCAAAAACTACCTTATCACCAGAATAATACCCATGATTAATAATATTAATAACATCAGTAGTTCCAGTTCCAACACTAAAATATTTTAATTTTGATAGTGCTGGTATTCCAGCAGTAATATCATATGATGGCAATCCAGAAGATGTAACATAAAGATTTTTCTTTTCTCTGTCAATATAAGTATTTTGAATATCTGATACTAAAGAAGTTACTTCATCAAATGATGTACCAACTCCAGAAGAATACTTAATATTTCTTCTGGCAACATATGATGATGTTTGTGATAATGAACCAGAAAAACTAAACGTAAATGAATCCGATGTATTCGTTTGAATTACAGTACCATCAATCTCTTGTAAACTTTGAGTATCAATTAAAGTTACACTATCATTAATTCTAAAGCCATGAGCTTGCTTTGTATTGATAGTAGATGGTGACGATGGCGATACAACACCAAATTGTCTTGGTTGAACTTCTACTTCATAAACTAAATTATATAACCAATGATCAAATTTACCATTATACGTGTTAGGAATAACTTCTTCACCTAAAGTTTTTACCTTAATTTCATCACCAACTGACAAATACTTAGTGTTTTCTGCTAAGGTTACGTTTTTATCGAGTTGCGCTGTTACACGCATGATAACAGGAAGAGTTTCATCACCATTTTCATAAGAATAAATGAAACTATTTTGAGCAATGTCAGAATATAAAGCCAAGCTAGTAGTTAACCCGACACAGTTGAAGAATTGTGTGCTAGACTTTGTTGTATAAGTTACAATCCCGCTGTTAATATACAATTCACCAGATTCTGCAAAACCAATTGTAGAATCTACCGTAATTGTGCTAGAATTGGAAGCAGTATCAACAGTACATTTTGTATTTGGGCAAACTGCAAACTCACCAACTGTAGAGTCTAAACTTAATTTAATCTGATAAAATCCACTACCAGCAATATTAATAAGTTGAGAATCATACACATAGCTTGATGCTTGTGGTGAATCTTGGAATATTCCTTGTCCTCTAATATTTTCTACATTACCACTAATTCTTTGAACAATAAGATTTTTAGTAACTAGCCATTCTGCATTAGAAGGTTTAATTAAATAATCTTGTGGTTTAATAATATCAGCTTTTGTTTCACCGTATAAAACTTTAAAAAGAATTTTAATAGATTCATCTGTACCCTTTGATCTATAAAAATCTTTTGCAAAAGTTAAAAATTTGCCCTTATTTAGCCCATCGGCTAATTCTCTATCTTCAAATCCTGGTAAAAACTGTGCTCTTAGCTTCTTCCAGAATTCTACAGAAAACAGATTACTTAAATTATAAACTGTATCAGTATTAATATGTGCTTCAGCAGCAGTTTCTGAAAATACAAGATATTCAGGATAATTTGTTTTGTGTAAAGACTCTACACCACTGAATCCACGAACACACCCATAAAAATTAGTTTCATCTTTACTAGTGTATGTAATAATTTCTGTGCCAATTTTAAGCAAACCATATGACTGGGGCCATGCAGCCGTAGATTCAACGGCAATGGTTTCATCGTAAGTTTCAATATCAGCAGTTAAAGTTGTAGAACCATCAAGATATAGTGTTTCCTGGAAATTCTCAAAGTTTAAATATTGATCAATATTTTCACTTAAATCAATAGCGCCTCCTTGGCGATCCATTGAAATATAATATTGCTTTAAAAATTCTACAAACAGAGGATTTTCTTCGGCAATAAACTGTGGGAGTTGAGTCCCAATAATTTGGTTGGTCTTTATTCTTTGAATCTGCTTATCAATCATTCTTCGTTATCTTGTGTAATTTCCGTTGACAAAACTTGAAGTGGTGGTAAATCTAGTTCCAGCTACATTATCACCAGAAGACATAATATCTTTAATCATGGTAAATTTGCTAGATGAAACATCTAGATTTATGTATAAGTCTTTTAAACCGATAACATCGTTAGATTCAGGAATAGCCTGAATTTCAACGATATTATTTGGCTTACTAGTTGATGTAATATTGACACTGTTTAATAAAATTTCACCTTTTTCATAATTAACAGTTCCAGCATTATTATTAATGATAACAGGCTCGCCAACAGAATCCAAATAGAAGAAAAATATCTTACCAGATGTGGCTGTAATTGGTTGATCAGCAAGATATAACGTGTTAGGATTATTCAAAATCTTAAATCCACTCGATTTAATAGAATATCCAGAACTACGAACATGGAACTGATTGCCATAACAGATTTCATATTGTGCATTCGTGTTTAGAACAACATTCAAATTCCTTCTTAATTTAATTTTAGTAATATTAGATGTAATTGCATTACTTGTACTATCAATTAAACTTACAACTTTACTATATTTTACTCTTCCGCCAAATTGATTAGTTTCTTTTGCAGCAGCATATTCAGTCAAAGATGCAACAACTTGACTTTGTAAATTATTAATGTCACTGACCATATTAGGATTATAGTACACACTTGAGTCTAACTCAACATAAAGATACTTGAGATCAATAATCTCTGGTACAATACCAGCAATGCTATACTTTTTAAGATCCCTTAAAATTTCTCTTTTTGAAAACAGAGATATGCTAGACCCACTCTTAGGTTTAATAACAATAAAAACTTTACCATATTGAGGTGGATCTAATTCTTCGCCGCCATATGCAGATACTGATGCAGCATTTGGATAAATTGCAGGAATGATGGCTTCATAATCATTTGCTGATACTGCCCTATATTGTGAAGCATAAAGTCTTGGGGCATAATTCTTGATTGACTTAATTGATTCAATCTCTGCACCATCAGCAGCAGATTCTACTGTTGTGATACTGAGGTTTGTTTGAGGTATGAAAGTGTTAGTATTGTCAAGGATAACTCCATTAAAAGATAAATTAGTAACACCGTTAGCTTCTTTTCCATTGGTTACAATGTAAGTGGCTTCGATGAAATTATTATTATCAAGTTTCTTTCCGATAATACCATCACCAAAAACTAATTCATATTTCTCACCAGAAACTTCTTGAACGAGGTATTTCTTAGATACTGTTGTTAAACCTACAATATTATCAATCTTTTCATATTCTTCTGATACTTCATCTCCTTCAGATGGTCTTACCTTAACAACTAATGTTGAAAGATCGACACCTGGGTTAGGAAGAATAAACTTTTGATCTGGTTGTGAATTGTCAACTGTGAATGTAGATTTTACAAATGAACCTTCATAAATGCTGATATTTCTAA